GTTGCCAGATGTTGCGCGAGGTGGATCCCAATCACGATGTCTTCGTCGGTCCTGTTGGATTGTGGGTTCCATTTCACCCTGACGCGTACAAGACCGGTCGCGTCGAGTATATGGAGGAGACCCTGAACCAGTTGATGGCGGAGAAGAAGAAGAATGAGGAGCAGGCAAAGACCGAGTTCGATAAGCGCGTCAAAGACACGAAGACAAAGGCAATTCAGGAGAATATGAAGCTCGCCAAGGAGAGTGGCAATAAGCTGACGCAGATGTTGGCGAAGGATGGCGAGACTCTGATTGATGCAAAGCCGCGTGATGATGCAAAGGGTGACAGCGGCGCTGGTGCAAGCGTTGGCGATGGCATTGGTGGTGGTATTTGGAATGATGCCGATGAGTCATCTTCCATCTCGATGACAGTGGATGAGATGCGTAAGGAGCTGTTCGAGGGCGATGATGTCGTGATGGATAAGAATAGCGACCACGGTTTGTCGCGCCTCACGAGTGAGGCAGTGAAGGAGATGGATAATGTTGATTAGTATTTGAATTATATCACTAATAACAAAAAATATATTATTACTGTGTGTAGTATTTACACCGACTGCGCAACACAGTAATAATAATCTTGAATGACCGTTTTGTCTTTCACATTGCGGCTCATTTTCGCGGTGGAGAAGCCTTCATCGGCGGCGGCCTTTGCAATCGTATTCCACGTTTTGAGGATTTGATTTGAATTTACCAACCGTTTTTCGACCTTCTTTCCGGTGGTTGAAAGTTGGACGCCGATGATGGGGTTGGCTCCCTGTTCTTGGATGACAGCCTGTTTCAAATCATAATAACTTTCACGTAAATTCACTCCGTAATACCCTTCATTCGAAATATTTTCAGACCACACAGTCCCCTTCAGCGCGTTCGGGCATGCGTTCAAATACGTTTTCAAGTTCTTGATATCCATTTCATTCGGCGACTGTCCGACCGAGAGTTTCCATTTTTGATACTCCTTCAGTAACGTAGAGTTCAATATTTTGCCTGTGTCGGAGAATTTACAGCATTGGAATAGGAATGTCTCGACATTATATTGCTCTGGGTTTTCGGCCTCGTTTGCGATGACCTTCTTGTATTCAATTGTGTTCAGTTTAACACCCTGGTAACAGTGTGCTCCGCGAAGTCTTACTTGCTTGAACCTGACGTCCATATAATGTTTCAACGCGTGGAATGTAGCCTTCGCAGGCTTTGTTTGAGACCATAAGCGAAACCTGCCTTCGATATTGACGGATTCTTCATCTACATCGGGACGCACAATACAGCACTTAGTCACGAATTCGTGGATCCGCTGGTTGAGTTCATCCTCTGGGATGAGAGCGTGTGCGAATGGAGACGCGTTATCTTTCGCGGCGACTTCAATCACCTGCGACTGTTGCGCGGTCTTCTCGCGGAGTTCATTATTGGCAAGTGTGAGGTCGTGGATAGCCTTATTCTTTTGTTCAAGTTCGGTGACAAGTTTCGCATTCTCGGCTTCCAGTTCTTGATTGCGCTGAATAAGCCTGTTGAAGTTTTCCACGTTGTACATTGTAGAGTGAATAATGCCTTCAATGTGCTTCGTAAGTCTGTCGATTGTGAAATTGGTGCTATCATACGCGATGATTTCTGTCTTGTTTTTACCTGCGACTTCAATTGTGCGAATTTGGCGCTTGATTTTGGGATGCGCTTTAATTTGGTTTTCAATTTCGGATCTGTTGGTGACACGAAATGCGGCGGCGAGAATGAAATTGGTGTATTTCTTGCGATGGTCTGCGACGCGGTTAGCGAGGTCGTTGGTTTGTCCGAATTTGATGAGTTTCTCGTTGTCGGCATTTGTATTGTCGATGGTCCCGAAATAAATTGTTTGAGTATTCACAGGAAATTGGCTGATAAGGGTTTTTTCGATTGCACGCTTCTTTTCTTCGGTGAGGGTGATGGTGGCTTGGTTGAGGGTGCTGATGACTTCGTTCTTTTGTTCGAGCTGCGCGCGGAGTTCGCTGGTTTCAGTATCAAGGATTTGGTAAAGGGTTTCTTCCATTTTCATGTAAAAATCATGGATTTCGCTGGCTTTCTTGGTCTGTGCTTTCATACATAGTGATTTGAAGCATCGGATGGTGAGTTTGATGGTTTGCTTGTTGTGACCTCCGTGTTTTTTGGGTTTGTCGGATCCGGATTTGTCTGGTGAATGAGGTAGTTGGTCGTCGTCACTATCATCTGATATGACAATTTTATAATCAACATCAAATTTGAAGTTGGTTTCAATCATTGTTTTTGCGGTTACCTTTTGCGTGAATCCTAACCATTTCCAAACGTGGTCCAAATCAACGACAAAATCTGTATTCTTATCATAATTGAGATAACAATAAAAACTAGCAACAAACAATTGCTGTTCGAATGTGCTAAAGTTTTCTTGGAGTTTTTCAAGGAGAAGATTATTGTATTTTTGTGACAACTTTGTAATCGGATTTTTCTCGATGAGTTCAATAATGTTGAGGGTTGCAGAAGAGGCTGCGCAGGCAGAAGAAGCGGAGGACATCGTTATGAGCGTATGTTATACTATATATAGATGGATGGCTTTAAGTTGTTTTAAGTTACACAAGCAAGATTTATACAAGCAAGATTGTAATATTAATTATAAACATAAAATTGAATTGAACTGAACATGAATAAATGTACGATACGTCTTTACATCATGCCGGAATTCACGCGCGATTTGGACGAGTCGTTGTCTTGTTTTCAGACATCAAAATACAATCTAATAAGACACTTGGAAAGGAACTACCGAGAGAATATCCATTATACAAAGTCACAACTGAAAGTAGTCAATCAAACGAAAAAACAAAACGGCGGACATAACCGAATTGTTTATATGCTCACGGAAGAAGCATATGAACTCTTCAAGAATTCATTTAATTTTAGAAACAAATACATTGTTACGGCGTCAGAGCAAATACATGTTGTCAGATTTCCGATGTGCATCGAGGGGCAGACTATCGGGTTTATTGAAAATGCGTATCGGGGATTACGTGCTATGTCGCGTCAGTTTCAGATTGGTCCATATTTTGCCGATTTGTGTTTTACGGACGATTTAATTGTGGTAGAGTGTGACGAATACGGGCATCGTGACAGGTCTGTTGCGGAGGAGTTGGCGAGAGAGGACTTCATGAAGAATCAGGGTTACGCAATCATACGCTACAATCCGAATGAACCAGGGTTTGATTTGTCTGATGTGTTGAATCGGATAAACAGGCGGTTAATGATGCTTTTATAATCGAAAAGCGGATTTATGAAAGCGACTGTCACTTTCATAAATTAAAAGCAAGAAAATGGAGTGAAATGCTAATTTCACCATCTTGCTACACCCAAATGTAAATCAACTTGATTATAAAATTTTAATATTAGAATCTTGATTTAGGATAGCCTAAAGCAAGATTATCATCAAATACGGCTCTCGCCATCCCGAGAGCAACTTTCCATCACCACTTGCTCTTCTTGACGTTAATCTTCGGTCCCTTGCTATTTTTCGCTGCATTTGGGTCATACGACTGCTCTCCTTCGTCGTCAGAACCGAGATTTTTCGATATTTCCCAGAATTCCTTACTGCCCAGCTTGAATGGCCCGTGCTGTTGTGCCTTATACCAGAAGATTTGGTCTTGTAATTTGTTGGATTTTGCGTTGTTATTGATGACCAGACACTCATAATTCTCGGTACACTGATCCATGACCTGAGTAAAGCTCTCAAAAGTGGGGAACATACCCGCATAGTTGTCATAGATTCGCTTACGATTCGCAATATATGGCTCGCGGAGAATAAAAACGTAGTCGATATTGGTGCGGAGATTTGGAGGGATACCCAATGGATATTGCATTGTGATGACTAACATGATCTTCCAGTGTCTCCCGTTCATGAAGAGGAGACGCATCATCACATCCTTCGTCCATTTGTTATCATATAAGCAGTCATCTAAAACGACAAACGTTCGCGGATCGATCGACGACTTTTTATACGTATCCATTTCCTTTTTCACTTGCTTTAACACTGCTTTCTGCCTCTTGAGAATATTCTCAATAATTGCAGTATTATA